CCAATAGCCTGATGGTCTCGCCGAAGACGCGCAACCGCCGATCATAACGCTCAAAGGTATCCTCCCAAGGGAAGCGACGGATAGCGGTGGTGAAGACGTCCCAAGCTTTACCGGCATCGTCGAGCGCTTCTTTGAACGCCGCGAGCACTTTGGCCGAGCTGCCGAGCCCGAACATGCTTTCTAGCAAGTCGCCGAAGGCAGAATCGCCGCCTTCAAACCAGGTAATGAGGTCGTCAACGATGCCGATGACTAGAAGCAGTGCGGCCGCGACGGCGCCAATGGTAAACACCGCCGGACCGAACGCGGCAAGCATGATGACGCCGAGCACTGCGATGCTCGCCTTCAGCACGTTGCTCGTCTTCGTGAGTTCGCCAAATTTCTTGATTGAGACGAGTACCCAACCGAGCAGCTTGGTAGCGACCGGCAGAAACTTTTTCCCGATGTCGGTGGCGAGGTCGCGAACCGAGTCGGTGAGCGCGCGTTGTCGGTTGGCGAAGCCGTCGGACGTGCGAGCGGCGTCCCCTTGCGCCTTCGTGGTCTGGCTCAGAATGTAGCCGTATCTGAGCTCTGTTTTCTCGGCGACAGTCATCGCCGCTAGCTTCTTTTGGATACCCTCTTTGTGCGCGTATTCTTGCAGCGTCGCGTCTTGCATGACGATGCCGAACTTCTTGAGCGGCTCGGCTTCGCCTGAGATCCCGCTCTTGAGCGCCGCGAGCGCATCGTCGTCGGATGCGTTGAAGAAACTCGCCAAATCGACCGCGAGCCCGGCGAAGCGCGTCGACATTTCTTGCGCTTTGCTGGCGCTGCCGGTCATAGGCTCGAGCATGGCGCCGAGCGCGCCGGCATTGGCTTCGAGCGCGTATTTCGACCGACCCATCTCGCGCGCGGTCGTCTCGGCCCACGCATGCACTTCGGCTTCGCCAGTAGGGCCGAAGACTTGCTGCAATACGTTGTTGGTTTCATCCGCCGAGCTGGCGAGCTCGGTCATGTGCGCGATCGCGGAAACGACCGCGGCGCCGCCGATGTACTTGCCGAGCGTCGCGCCGATGGCGCTACCGATGCCGCTCGAGCCGCCTACCTGCTTCGCAATGGCTTTCGCATTGGCGCCGGCGGCAGCGGCAGCGCTGTCGCCCATACCGCGCCCGGCGCCGATGAAGCGCCCCTTGGCGTCGCGCATCTTGCCGTCGACGCCTTCGAGCCCTTTTTTGACCTTCTCGAGCCCGGCGTCGGCTTTCTTGAACGCGGCTTCATCGACCTTCAAGCCGAGCAGCGCGACGAGCTCGCGCACGACTACGGCGCTCACTTGCGGTCCCTTGCTGCGGCAGCGTGGCGGCGGTCTAGTTCGTCGTACATGTCGAGCACCGCGTGAGCGTCGTATAGGTCGTCAAGACTCCAATCGTGGCAAATCTCCGTTAGCCCGGCGTGGTAGTGGCTGCTTGTGGCGATGCGGTGGATATCCCAGTCGACGCCGGCCGGGATGGCGCAAGTAATGACATCAGCGCTTTCAACCGTTCCGCGAGCGTGCTCTTGCCGCTCGCGGTGCCGTCGAAAAAACTCGAGAAATTTGCCTCTAGCGCGAAGCCGAACCACTGCAACATGACGTCATAGCGCCCGGCGAAGTGGTCTTCGAAGATGGCGTCGAGCTTCGGCGCGTGCTCGAGGTCGAGATGCACGACCGTGAAGCGCGCGAGCTCGTCGCTCACGGTGGCGAACTCGGCTTCGGTGATGCGCTGCGACAGCTCGCGGATGGCATCGGACGCGCCCGACGCGAGCGACACGGTGAGGTCGCCCTTTGCATGCAGGGTACCTTCGATGAAGCCGGCCGTTGCGGGCCCCATAAGGCGCACCAGACGCACCAGCATGGCGCGTCCCTGCTTCGCGCCGAGCAACGTCACTTCGTAGCGATGACCGCCAATGATCTTGTCCTTTACCGCGCGAGTCGGCATCTGTTAGCGGCCCCCAAAGAACGAAGTGCGCGCGTCGGCGAGGTTGATTTTCCATTCATAGACTTGCACCGTTTTGCCGATCTTGATGGCCGGCGGCGCAGTGATCCAAGCTCGCGCGCTCGTGACGAGCAAGCGGCCCGATTGGTCACGAGCATTGAAGACGCCGGCGGCGGCACCGTTTAGCACGGCTATATCGGCCGTGAGCATGGCGCTCAAGCGGTCGTTGGCGTCGGCGGTCTGCGCATACTTGAGCGTCGCAAGCGCGGAAAAGTTGTTCGTACGCACGCGCGTCACTTCGCCGTCTGCGCCGACGTACATGCTAAACCAATCTTCTGTCCAGTCGATTGTGAGCACTTCATCTTCGGCATAGCCGCCGCCGTCGAGCGGTACGGCGTTTAGGCTCAGCGACATTTCATTGATATTCCAGGCTTTGAAACCCATACGCGGTGGCTCCTATTGGCTTCTGACTATTGGGTCCTAGACCTGCACGAGCCCGACAACGCGGACTTGGTGAATAGCGCCGGACAGTGCATACGTGTAACGCATGTCCGGCAGAATGCGCTGTGTCTTGAGCGCCGGGTCGATGGCGGCGAGCTCGGGCGCCGTGACTGAATAGGGCTGTTGACCGTCGATGATGCCGAGCGCGATACCGTCGAGTATTTGCCCGTTGATTTGCGACCGCACGAGCTCGATGCCGCTCGCGGTATACGGCACGACGTCATTGTTGCGTAACAGGGACACAATGCGATCTTCGATGTTGACGTCGAACCAATCGATCGCGACGGTGACGTCGAGAAAGCGCCCCGAAGCAGCCCAGCCCCACAAGGTGAAGCCAAGCCCCTTGATGTTGACGTAACAGTTGGCGTGCTTGGTCTTGAGCGCCAAGCGCTGCGTCGCGTTCGGATTCTGCATGGTGACGGCCGCGAGCCCCTTGTTCGCGAACGTCACGGGCCCCGGCAACTTCGGCAAAATCGCACCGACGACGGCCGCGTCGAGATACTCGGCCTGATTTGGGTGATACCAGATGGACGAGCGGGTCATTGACTGAGCCTGCAACACGCTCGCAATGTCCGTTGTCGCCGACGTTGGGATCGCGCTGTCGGAGCTCGCCGCGAGATAGATAGCGCGCTCGAGCTGAGCCCAAGACGCGGCGCTCGAGATGGCGGCCGTACTCGGCGTGAGCATGAGCAGCGCATACCAGTCGCCATCGGCCGCACGGATGGCAGCCAAGTCGACCGCCGGTAGCACGGTCGGCGCCGGCGTCGTGTCGGTGAATAGGATGTTGCCCGACACGTTCGAGACGGCGTGCGTGACGTTCGCGGTGTCGCTGGTGACAGTGACGCTCGTCGTGCCGGTCGCCGTAACGTCAGTGATCGCATTGATCGCAGTGATGAGCTTTGCGCTTACTTGCGCGTCGGTATCCGGCGGCGATCCTGTGACGTCGACCGCGATGCCGTCGATGGTCACGGTGTAGTGTTGGTTAGGCGCAGTCGGCGCCGACGGCGTGAGCGTGAACGTCTGTGTAAAGCTGCCGGTGAGTCGGCCGACCTTGTACGAAGGCGGGCTCGGCGACTGTGACTTGAGCTGCTTCGCCGCGATATATAGCGCGCTCGTCTTCGGCACGTTGTAAGGCGGTAGCGTGAGCTCGTCGGCGGTGTTGAACGTGCGCACGAGTTCCGGCCAGTAGCTATGATTGACGGCAATGAGCGCAATGCCGAAGCCGAAGCGCGTCACCGTGGCGTCGGCGACTACGACCGTGTGTTGAATAACTTCGATTTCGGTTCCCAAGGCTTCACCTATCTATCGAACTGTTTTTCGGTGACATGCACAACGTCGACGTCGCCGCCGAATGGCGTGTAAACGGTGCCTGCAACACGCACGTGTTCAATCGTGCCGATGGTTTCTGGCGTGAGCCCTTCGCCGCATTCGCACATGGTGTCGAACGCATAGTTGAGTCGAAGGTCGAGGCTTGCGGCCGACTCGCGGCGGAAGTCGACAAAGCGCTGCAAGTCGACGAGCACGCCGGGGCCTTCGAGCGCAACGCGCAGCTCTGAGAATAGCTGTTGCGTGCTTGGCAAAAAGAGCGAGTCTCGAAGCCGCTCGAGATAGCGGAATGCGCGGCCCCATGGCGTCCCGTCGCGAGTCTGCACGAGCACATTCAGGGTGATCGCGCGGTTGCCGACGATGCGCACGGCGGCGTCTTCGCCGGGTCCCTGCGACACTAGGCGCACTTCGTCGCTACTCACCGGCGGATTGGCGCCGAGCAGATTCAGCCGCGCACAAGGGCGACCGAGCATGCCTTCGGGCTCGCCCGTCCAGACGACGTCATCGATCTGAATCTTCGACGTGCTTGCGACCCAAGCGCGCGTACCATCGGCGAAGTCTTGCCAGTTCACTTGGCGCCTATCTCCCAGGTAATGGAGTTGATAAGCGTCGCGTGCCAGACAAGCGGCGTCTCGATGCCGCCTTTCTTCGCGACCGTCTCGGGCTGCAACGCGGGCTCGATATGCGCGATGATGCGATCTTTGATGATGTCTACGGCTTTCTCGCCAGTGAGACCGAGCACGGCCGCTTCGGTGAGCTCGCCTAGCAAAAAGCGCTGACCTTGTAGCGCCATGAAGTCGACGAGTGTTTTCTGGTTTTCGTCGACGCCGGCGCGGATGAATGAGCGCTCCGGCACACCTAACCCGAACTCGTGGATCGTGCCGAGTTCGATATTCGTCAAACCGTCGGCGCCGTGCTGCGCGGAGCCCTTCGCACCTTGAATGCCGACGAGCACATAAGGGCCGCCATTGAGCTTGGCAACAGCTTTGCCGAGGTCATTCCAGCCTTTATCTGTATCGGTGACAGCCATGTCAAAGCACCATGGCGAGCGG